ACCTCTTGCGCCATGTACCCGATATGCAAGGGACCGCCCCAAACGTAGCGGAACAGATAGACACCCAGCCCCTTGTGTTCTCCGATCCTCTGAACATCCGTTTTCAAGCGGCGATCCGAGAACATGAACGCGGCCTGTGCGCCGGTGCCGAGAAGGTTGTACAGCCCTTGCCGCTCGGCATTCTGCTGACCTATCTGATTTTGGGCGAGGTTGGCGTTGCCATAGATCGCACCCATAATATCTGCCGGCGCAATGCTTTGCTGGGGAGAGTTGACGAAGGACGGTCCTTGAACCTGGGAACCGGACATCATCGCAGCCAATTCATTGAGGGGCTGGGAACGCTGCTGGATCATCTCGTTGATGCCCCGATCCCGCTGATTGGCCTCAAGCCCGTACAACTGAGAAGCCTGACCGAGCGCCGCGTTTTCCACCGCAAGCCGGGCGTCGTTTTGGGAACGGGAGAATTGATCCATCTCGTTGCGGAAGGCTTCCGTGCCCGACGTAAAGCCCTGGTTTGCGAGACGGGTTTCAAGCGCCGCGCGTTCCTGTTCCAGCTGCGGATTGATGCGCTGATAAAGAGAATCCGCAACTCGGGTCCGGGTGTCTTCGTTCAGCGTCGGCGCAGCACCAAGGGACGAGAAGTCTAGGGGCTGGGAAAGCCTGCTTCCTATCGCGTCAAGCTGGTTGTTGGCCGTCTGGCCGTATTTCTGGGACGCCTGCGTTTGCAGGTCGAAAATCGCCTGTTGTTCGGGGGACAGGGTTTGCGTCGCGGAATACTGGGGCGTGCCGTCCTCTGCCTTGCCGCGCTGGGTGTATTCCAACGTCCCGCCCGGCGTGTACTGGTTGACCATGTTGATATTGGCCTGGGCAACAGCCGCTTCCTTGTTCGCGGCGGCTTGCGCGGCGGCGGTCTTATCCGGGTCCGGCAGGGTCGGCGCTTTGGTTTTGCACATGATCGTTATCCTTGGAATTCGTAGGTCATCTGAATGGCGGTCTCTTTGAAACCCATGCGCCGCCACAGCTTGGCGACCCTCAAATCAGTCAGCGCGGCGACGTTCAGGCGCTTGCACCCCATCGCCCTCAGTTCTTGAAGCCCGTATTTGACCAAGGCTTTCCCGACGCCTCTTCGGTGTTCCTTGAGAACAAACAGGGCGTCTTCCTCGGCGATGAAGTCGCCGTTGTGCATGTCATTGGTAATGTAGACGTTCGCGTAACCGACCGGCCTCCCATCCAAGCGAGCAAGAAAAGTCAGCAACGCGCCCGCCCTTGACGCTTTCACGTACTCGTCCAGCCTTGGTGCATATGGCGAAACCTCCACGCCCTGCGCCTTGAGGCGGTCGGCCATCTCGGCATAGTGCTGGCGATAAAGAGATTCTATTTCTGGATACGTCGCCTCGAAGTCTTCCGTTGAAAAGCGATAGATCACAACTGCCCGCCCTCAACGTAGGTGTAATTCGTCGCAATCCATGACGGCCTGGCCGAAGTCGTCGATCCACGGATACGCACCGCGGCCGAACGCCCTACCCCTCTGACACCCCGCCAGCCTCGATAAATCTGGTCCGCAGATCCCCAAGTCCCGATACCCCACTTTGAAATGCCCCACCGGGCGGCAGACGTGGCGGATTCCACCGTTACCCCTTGGAAGGTCTTGATCTGGAAATCCACGTTCATCTCAATCGCTGCGGATGGATTCCCGTCCGATTGAAAGATGGTCTCAACGAGTTTGAAGGACTTCTTCTTGTTCGGAGATCCGAAGTAGGAGAATGCTTGCAGCCCGTCCCAGTTGATGTTGGACCCGCCGTCCGAATTGCCGTCGTCGTATTTGTAGACCTTCCCATCGGTCCCGCCGAAATACGCCTCGTCCCCCTTCATGCCCCAGCAAATCGCGTTGATGCCGGTAAACCTGCAAGGTGCCCCCGTGATGGTGTTAAACACGAACTGGTTAAACGCGGTCGTGGACTGGGGAATGTTGAAGATAAACTGCGTACCCCTCGGATAGATGAAGGGTTGCCAGCCATACAACGTCCCGAACTCCCGGACCGCGTCGTTGACCGCCTTGTTGATCTGGGAAGACAGCGCCACAATTTCCGCTTGGGATGTGTCGCGCTGAAGCCCTGCCGAAAGGGGAATAAACCCGTCCTGCGTCATCACCACGATATCGCCGCCGGCTTTGATCAGGCACCGTCGCCCAATCGGCCGGCCAATCTCAAACCGCCCTACAAGCGACCATGTGGAAGCGGAAGCGGGATCGGTCCCCTGGTAGACAATCGCCTCGCCCTCGGACGTGAGGAACACCGCAGCGTCGTCCATGCCGTCGCCGTTATCCCTGGTCCACGTCCCCATTGCGACGATATAGCCGCCTTTCCTCGCTACCCCGGCAAGGGAGAAGGCCGTGAACGCTCCACCAATGGCGTTGACCGCGCCGTAATGGGCTGTGAGGGAATTGACCTCCCCAACCCACAAGCGCCGTTGATGCAGGTTCGCCCAAATCAGATTGGCTTGTGTCGGTCCGGTAATCGTGGCGTTAGCCCATGTCGAACCGTTGTACGTCCTCGGAGTGTCGGCCCCGTTGCAGATGAAGAGAAACTGTCCCGCGCCTGTCCCGATCTGGACTTGCTGCCAGCGGTTATTGGATGCCCCAGTGACAACCGCAGCCCCCACGGCGCCAGACCCCGATACGTCGTAGATCGAACCGCCATTGGCCGCGAAGAGTTCCGCCACCCCATCAACGCCGGTGTATTCAAGCAGGGACTCGACATTCCCGCTCATGCCCGTCGCGAAGGACGTATATCCACGCCGGACAGTCACCTTGTCCGTCGAGGGGAAAAGGTTGTCCAGGATAACGGCGTTTTCAATCGGCATATCGGCAAGCGCCTGCCGCGTGTCCCAACCGCCAATCGGAGGGGGGAACGCCTTGGACTTCGATTTCATACCGAGTAATCGACTATCGGAGCGCCGGTGAAGTGACGACCGCCGAAGATGTCACCGGCAGACAGAATGCCCCCGGTCGGCTGGTCGTTCTTCACAAGCTTTTTCATGTAGGTCAGCAAATCCCGGTTGGCCATTTGCGAGGGAAGCCCTTCGGATTCGAGATAGGCAAACCGCGTCGCCAGGGTCAGCAATTCCTCGTCGAGAATTCCGGTATCCGTATCCGCCGCGAAAGCGCTCTGCGGGGTTTCGTCGGACGCTTGGCACCAGTTCTTGGAGATGTACTCGAAAGCCAAACTGTTGCCTGCGGAATAGGCCGGCAGGATGGAAACAGCACCGCCACGATAGATGTACTTCCTGCGGGTTCCTGAATAGGCGGTCGCCTTCAGGCCCTGCCACTCGACCGAGGAAACCGGGCCGTCGATCTTGCGCTTTTCGGTCCTGTCCCAAAACGCCTCGGGGACGAACCGGTCAAAGTCGCTGGGGAGGATGGCGGTTTGCGTCTCACCGGATATGGTGGTGAACGTCTGTTCCTTTCGGAGAACCTGCCAGGGAACCGCCCGCATCAGATCCAGGCCGCACTTATTCACGATGCGGAGCATCTTCTTTGCCGAGGGATCGGTGTTCCCCGCCAAGGTGGCAAGGTCCGGGCCGTTCACCTCGTCGAGTGCGCCCTGAACGATGGTCAGGAGCGTCATGCGAGCGCGACCATGTTGGTGGCGTCGGTGTTGGTGCTCATCACCCGCTTGGTCTTGACGGGAATCCACGTTCCCGCCGCAACCCCGACAAAGGTCACGGAAACGCCCTCGTCATTCAGGCAAGCCACATCACCGGCACCGCCGACATAGATCGACCGGGCCGGATAAGCCAAGTCCACAGTATCGCTCTTGCTCACTGCGAAAAACCGGCCAGACGGCCTTGTCTCGTCGCTCATGTCAGAAACTCCATTCTTTCGTGAATTCCACGGCAAACGTGGGTTACGTCGTAATCCCCAACATCACAGAGGGCCTTGAGGAATCCGCCGCTTCGGTTTTCAAAGAAGTCAGGGAGCGTGCGGACGATTTCGGCCAGCCGTTCCGCTTGCAGAAGCAGTTCCAGCCGCGTCAGGAACGACCCCCCGCATTGCACCTGGATCAAGTCTTGAACCGGCTCGTTCCGGTAGATGTGCGAGGTCTCCCCATAAGAGGAATCCGCGCCAAAGAGATAGATTTTCTCATATCCCGCCTTGATGCCTAAAAGGCACCCCGCAACGATTGTGGAGGGGCCTGGAATGCTTCCTGCCGTCTTCCAGCACTCTGAGGCATTGGCGAAGGTCTGAGGGTGGCAATGGGCATGGACAACAGCTTTGCCCGAACAATGGTTCGCTGCCGTGTCGCTAGGGTCCACAGTGAAGAAAAAGCACAAAACGCCATTAGCCCGAAGCCAAGGGGCGGTTTGGTTGATGGCCCAAATATCACCGGGCCAGGTACGTAATTCGTCCAGGTGTTCAGAAAGAGACGGCCCGCCGCCAACTAAGGCAAGCGGGCCGTTTCCATTCGGTTCCGGCAGATCGGGCGAGTGCCGCGCCTGTTCCTCCATCGTGGAGGCGTCAACGCAGCACCGCGCCGTAATCTTCAGCTTCACGACGCCATCAAGCCCTTTTCCTGCAAGAGCGTGATAATCGCATCGACGGCGGCGTTGGTGTTGCCCAAGGTGCCGCTCGTATTGGTGACAACCGCCGCCTGATCGGAGGGGGTCGCGCCATGGAAGCCGATAAGGTCGGTTGCGGATTGCCCCAAAACGGTGCCGTCCGAACCGCCGTCGGAAAGTTGCTTCTCAGCCATTTCATTTACTCCTGGTTAGGACGAGCCGCTCTGGCGAACAGCCAGACGCTTGTCGATGGTTCTGGCGGCATAGAGGATATCCAGGCGCCACATGGATTCGTCCGAGATGCCGTCATAGACCGGGATGACGCGAACCGACGTCCCCTTGTAGGTCTGGCGACCCACATCATTTGCACCCGGCGGCTTGATCAGCGGAACGGAAACGAGAGCGAAGGCGTTCTTGGTGAACGACATATTCTGCCGATAAACGCCGCCATCCGAGCCGACCGGGACCACCACGGCCCCATCCAGATCGGAAAGGCTGGTGTCGATGGTCTTGTGAGCACCGGTCCAGACCATCGCCGGGGAGAAGGTGATATCCACCTGGTTGCCCGAAGCGTTGGCCGTGGAAACAACGGTGAACTGCTTCTCGAAACTCAGGCGCGCCTTCGTCACCGGGTTCACCGCATAGACGCCCGTGATCTTGAACACGTCACCAACCGCAACGGCGGGAGCCGAGGCCGTGAAACCATCAACGGTGATGGTCTGTTGGTCCGTGTCCTTCACATCGGCGTAGGATATGGTCGATGTCGTTACCGAACCATCAACGGCAATGGTCGAACCCGCCCACGTCCCGAACGTATGCGTTGCCACGTTTTGGGTCATGTAGGTGTCGAGATTACCGATCATGCCAGTCGTGCCTTTACGGTAGGCGGGCTTGGCGATGGTGTCGGTGAACAAGGCCGTCTGCGACCCGACAAGGCCCCAGTGATCAGCCGGCGCAAGAACAGAGCAACGACCGTCCTGCGGCATGGCGTACTCGTCCATGCGTTCCGGTCCCTTCGCGAAGTCGGCAAACGAGTTGATCGTTTGACCCGGCGTGCCGACCCAGTTCGGGATGTCCTTGTAGAGCGCGTGAAGATCCACATCCACCTGATTGGCCAACTGGACCATTGCAGGCTTCAAGACGCGCTCAGACAGTTCCTTGATGCTCAAGGTGAGTTCCTGGGAAGTGAACTTGAAATCCACGCCCTTGCGCTTATCGACCGTGATAGTGGTCTTGCCTTCCGTCACAGTCTGCGCCGATGCCGTGGCACCATCACGGACCGTGAAGTCAGCGGGCTTACGGATGGTCAGCGTGTCGCCAACTTCGTAGCCGTTCACGTTTTTGTTGATGTCTTCCTCGTAACCACGGAAGACTTTCTTCGCCATCACCAACTCGTTGTCGAGGATGGCCACCGCCGCTTTCGCGATGATATCGGCGGTAAGTGTCGTGTTAGCCATTTCTGGCCTCCTTCATGGGAAAGCGGCGTCTCTCGACGCTGCGTTGCGTGTTATCCCGGCAGACCCAAAAGCTTGGCCATCTCTCCCGGCGACATGGAGGCAACATCACGTTGCGCCTTGCCACCCTTCGAGGAACGGCCCTTCACGGGTTCTGCGGGTTTCGGTTTCGGCGATTTCTTCGCCTGGGCCTGCATCTTGTCGTACTGCGCCGCCTTCCAGACAGCCAAGGTCACTTCAGGGTTCAACGCCCAGTCACGGGACGCTTGGTCCTTGTCCATGCCGAGATTGTTCACCGCGTAGTCGATGACTTCCGGCAGTTTCTCGGCTTTGAAGCCCTTGACCTTGGATTCGATCTTCGCCTCGCCCTCCGCGATGCGCCGTTGCATTTCTGCCTGCTGCGCTTGCGTGAGTTCGGCCTCCTTCTGGCTGACGGTACTGACGACTTGCTGGAACTCGGCCTGCTTCTTGGACAGTTGGTCCGATATGCGCCGTGCTCTATCCGGTTCGGACTGCCACAACGCATTCAAGTCCACGCCCTGAAGCTGCTCGATCTCCGCTTTGATCTGCAAACCTCTGGAATATGCATCCAGTGTCTCGCCGTTGAGGGATTGAAGCTTCTCGACTGCGCTTTCCCGCGCTTCGATGGTCTTCGCCCGCTCTGCGATGTCCTGGGTTTTGCGTGTGTAGTCAGACCACACGCTATCTGCGAATTCCTGCGCCTGGGCTGCGACCTCTTTGGCCGTTCCTTTCGCGGAAAACGTCTTCTTGTTCCCTCCGAAGTTGAGTTCTACTTCCTCATCTTCTTCGGTTTCCTCGGGATCGGGCTCTTCACCTTCTTCCTCGGTTTCGTCTGCCTCGATCTCGTCCGTTTCGGCCTCTTCGGCTTCGACTTCCTCGACTTCGGCGGCTTCTGCTTCGATCTCCTGATCGACTACAGATTCATCACTCATTAAAAAGGCTCCATCTTAGGGAAAAGGCGCGCCTCCCGGCGGGCCAGGGGGTTGGCCTTGCGGCCCTGGCGGTGCTCCTTGCGGCGGCACCATCGGCGGTGTGACAGGCATTCCCTCTGCCTGCTGTATCTGCGGGGGAAGGAGCATCTTCAGACGCTCGGCAACCTTATCGGCCCCCTGGAAATCCATATGCTCAAGAACGATGTCCCCAATGAACTGCGCCGAGCCTGGAATGGCGCGCATCAACTCTATGAGGACTTCCCGCGTTTCTTCGCGCTGCGTGGCGTAGGACGGGCCGCTTGAGACGGTCACGTCGTATTTACCAATAGCGAGGTTGTAGAGTTCCGGTTCCCCGTCTTCTCCGATCATTCCGCCGCCGTCTTCCTGAGTAAGCTGAACCACCTTCTCGGCTTGGTCCTCGCCCAGAATGCGGACGGTCTGCCTTGCGGAATAGACCGACGGGATAATCTCCACCAGACATCTCCCAGCGTACCGAATGGCTCTGGAAAGGTTGTCGATGAAGTGGAAGTTGGACACGTCCGACTCACGTTGACGAGCGAGGATCGCCTTGCCAGATGTCTCATTGGACTGCGCGCCAAGCGAACTGTCGTAGATCGACATGATTGATTTCATGTCATCGGCGGCGGACAAGGACTCCTGAAGCACCCCGGCAGGAACACCAGCGAACGGCGTGCGCTGCGGTGCGTTCCCGGCTGATGGGTCATACTCAAGAAATGCGTGCGAACGGGTGTTAGCCGATTCCCACTTTCCTTCATGCCCATCAGGCACAAACCCAAGCGGGCCAACCCATGGGGCCTTCGGTGCCAGTGCCACGAGTTCCGTGGAAGCCGTGCGCCAGAAGTTGAACATGCTCTGAGGGTCTTTGGCGTCGCGGATCATGGAGCGGAAGTATCTCCGCCCGTCGATGATCACTTCCTCGCCCCAAACCGGGCAAATCGGGATCATCGACCCCGGCCAATCCTCTTCCTTCAACACCTCATGCGCGTTGATGGTGCGCTTCTTGACCTCCCAGTAATCGACCTTGCGCCGGCGAACCTCTTCCAGCCCCATCATCTGGATGTAAAGCTGGGCGAGATCCTTATCCGATATTCCATCGACAGGAAGCCCGGCCTGTTCCGCCGCGACCTTCGCCATAAGCGGAAGCTGATCCTCACGAATGGGGCGCGGCATGTCCTCGCCCTGGGATTGGAACAGGATCAAGTCCCGCTCGCCCTTCTCCCTCAACCAGTAGTCCGCGACAACAACCTGTTCCTCAAGCATCCAGTTTTGGAAGTGCTCGTCGGACATCTCCCAATCCACCGGCTCGGCTTTGGGGAACTCCCTCTTGAACGCCGCTCGGCTCATCGGGTCCAGTTCGAACGCATACTCCCAATCGCTCGCATCGGCGGCGGTGGAATTGGCGTCCCAATGGATCAACAGCGGATCGGCAACCCGGCGAATTCTCGCTTCGAGGTCGAATGAATCCGCGTGAGCGTATTCGATATCGATGCGGAAGAACCCGAAGCCCCCCGTTACGGCGTGGTCAATCGCCGTGTCATAAGCGATATCAGCGTCGGAGCCTCGCTCAATCGACCGGCACAGACCACCGATGATTTCCGCCGTGTTCTCGTCCGCTCCATTGTCCACCGGATGAACCGTGATGGACGGCTTGTTTTGACGGGCGTCGTTGACAACCTGCCGAATGAACGCGGGGAGTTTGTTGATGGTCAGGCACGGACGGCTTTCGGCCATGCGCTGCTTCTTGATCTGCTCCGGCCATTGCTCCGATAGGCGGGCAAAGCGGATGTCCTCACGCGCGGCTTGACGGTTGAAATCCGTCGCGGATTCCGACTCCTGGAATCGCTCTAGCGCGTCCCTTACGACATCATCCATTAACCCATCCATCCACCCGCCATCCCTGCCGGTTGACGCGGCGCGGGGCGGTTAACGCGGTTGATCTTCGGAAACAGTTCCGTGAACGCCCAGACAAGAGCGTCGCAGCGATCCGGGGAGCCTGTGCCCTCAAACCCGGATGCCGTCATTTGGCACATCTGGTCTTCCAACTCGTTGAACGTCCCAACGTGAGACACACGGCCCAAGGCGTAGAGCGAACTAATCGGCTCTGCCCGGACGTGCTTTCCTCTCGTGGCGACGACATCAATCACCCGAATGCCGGGGCGAACGCTTTGAAGGGTGTGCCGGCACATATCCCCACCCTGGTTTCGCTCGATCACAATCGCGTCCGCTTCCCACTTGTCGTAGGCGGCTATCGCTCGCTCGGCCCATTGCCTGGGAGAACCCTTCAGCGAGAAATCGTCCACGACATACCCGCGATTGTCCGACCCCAACCCGGCAACGATAATCCCGTGCTCGTCTGAACCTTCCTCGGAACTGACCGCAGGATCTACCGCGACGAGAACCCGCGAAAGTTCGGGGGCATCGTGCCTTCTGTGATTGTTGATCGTCTGCCGGTCCCAAATCGCGCCAACGGCCATAGGTTCGTATTCGCCTAGCCAAATGTGCGCGTAGCGGTCCCGGTTGTTCTGCTCATCGTGCAGGCGTTCAGACTCAAGTTCCGCCGGGAAGAAGCGGTTCTGGTCATAGTTTATTTTTCGCGCAATCGCGTCTCCCGGCGGATTCTCCGAGCGGAAGAACTTGTCTACCGCATCGCTCGCAAGCCTCGGGTTCCATGAGAACCACAGTTCAGACCTGGGCGCCCGTATCGTCGGGCGAAGCAGTTCCAGCGACCGGGCGGAAAGCGTCTGCGCCTCCTCCACCCATGCAACGTGGAAACCTTCAAGCGACTTGATGGACTCCGCCGTGTGGTCCTGCATCCCCTGGAAGATGATCGTTCCACCGCCGGGCGTTCCGATGCTGTCATTCAGGATGTTGAACCGATCCGCCACACCGAAGGCGTTGATCTTGTCCTCTAGCAGCCGCTTCGCCGATTCCTTGAGCGTCTTCTGGACCTCACGAACGCAAACCCCACGGAAGCCTTTCGTTGTCGAAGCGTTGGCCACCATGCATTCAGCAAAGAAATGAGACTTGCCCGAGCCTCGGCCACCATAGAGCGCCTTGTAACGTGAAGGCCGAAGCATGTCCTTGAATACAGGGGAACCCTCCCCTAGTCGGATTTCTGTGCGCCCCACAGGAACACCGGACCTCCGCCAGCACCGCTAATCTCTTGCTCGCTCTTGTCCTTCCAACCGAAGTTGTTCTTCAGGTTGAAGATGACCCCCGTGACCTGTCCACCGTAAAGATGCTGCTCAAGCGCCTGCTCAACACGAATGCGGGCGCCCTTTACGGTGCGGGAAAATTCCGGCTTCTTCTCGTACTCGGCAAGCGCACCGCGATCCACGAAGCCGAGGAAATAGCACAGCCCGGAAATGGTTGGTTTGTTCTCTGTTCCCGTGAGGCTTTCAAAGTACGCGTCAATGCCTTCTTGCATCTGCTCCGGGTCTTCGAACATCGGGGGACGGCCTGCGGGCATTACTGGAACTGCGCTCCGATCACACACACCGCAGCGAAAAGCACGAAGCCGGTGAGGATCTGGTACTTGAGGGGAAGTGTGCGGAAGCGGGACCACTGGGCTTTGATCATGGTGTCCTCCAAATGAGAAAGGCCCGCCACCGGTGAGGGTGAACGGGCCTCCTGGCCGATGGCGAACCATTCGGCGTTTACAGCGAAACCCCGCTGAGGCGCTTCCGTGAGAGGCGTGCGGGGTGTTGTTAACGTGCGCGGGGCGGACTTGAACCGCCTTCACCCCGAAGGGCTACCGATATGTTTCAATCTGCGTTTCCGGCATAAGCCGCCGCGCCGGGAGATGCTCGGTGCTACAACGGCTCGGGTCAGGATGGAGAGCGTGTTGACCGTTTGCGCCAAGCATCTGCCGCCGGGGCGAAATGGAAAACGCCCACATGTTTCCAAGCGGGCGCAGAAATTCAAACCTCTATTACGCTCCAAGTTACTATGCTTCTAGACACCGTGTCAAGCATCACAAACCCCAATGCCGCGCCAGCAATGAAAGCCCGCGTTCAGCCAACTTGACCATCCTCACCTCCACGTTGTCGTGCAGCAGTTGATTGACGGCCCGGTGCTGTTTGTTGTCCATGCACTCGTAGGCGCTCTGGTATGCCCGCGTAACCTTCTCGAACTCTTCCGGGTCAACCTCTCGGGACGGTCGGCGTGTCCCCGGTCCCTGGTTGGGATTCGGGGCGCAGATCATAGACCTATACCGCTGGATGAGTGAAGACCATTTCTTGCCTGCTTCGTACTGGTGGCGCTCGATGTCGTTTCGAAGGAACCACGCATGGAGCAAGGACCCGTCCCAGGCCCGGATATAAGCCTCACCCACGCACCTTGCCCGCTGGGCCTGCATCTCCACCGTACCGAAGTCTTTGTCCTCTGTGGGGGCGTTTACCGGCTTGTGACCGGGTGTGTAGCCTCTTGCCTTACGTTTTGCGCCGCGTCGTGTCATTCCGTCTCTCCAAGCCCCCTTGGTTGAACTGCTAACCGAATTCAGCAAGCGCTTAACCGAATTCGGTTTCGCCCTACTCCACTTGTGTTACCGTGTAGCCCCGCTCTTTGAGGGCGGTGAGGAAGTCGTCTATGTCAACGTCTCCATCAACGCCTATTGACCAGCCGTATCCTGCCCAATGCGTCAGATCGCCGACGAACGCCTTATGCTTCCGGCCTCCTACTGCTATTGCCTCTGCTACTGCTTCCGTGGGGGTCATTTCTTCTCTCCTGCGATGAAATCCATAACCTTCTCAGCCCACCCGTACCGACCGGATAGAACCGCAACCACGCAGAGGGCGGCGATAATGAGAACCGTGGCGATCAGGCCGGGGGTCATCGCTCCGGCCCTTCCGTGGGTTGGTCCTTGCCGTACCAAATCCGTTCGAGGTCGCCCTCCTTCGGCCACTCGACCGCGTGGGCCTTGCCTGTCAGCACAGCCAATGCGGCTTTGATGCGCTCAATCGGGAACGTGTGATAGGGCTCCACGACGGCGCGGACGTAGCGTTTTCGCCCATCAATCACGACGCCCGCCTGCGTATCCGGCCCTGCAAACATTCGCCCAACCGTGTGAATGTGCCAGTTACCCATTTGCCACCTCCCTCTCATCATCCACCGGGTTCTCCACCGGCTCCGGTATGCCCAGACGCCGCTTGTTGGCCTCGTGCCCCTCGGCGTCAAACCTTTCCCGTGCGAGTTCCCGACCGGCCTCAATCTTCGCCATCTGATCCGGGCTTAGGACGTGCGTCAGGGAATCGCCCAGCAACTTTGCCTCGCCCTCCGCCATCTTGCGCCGCGCCTCCACCATCATGGCGTCATGGGCCGCGCATTCCTCGTCTGTCCATTCCGACCGTGGGCGGCGCCGCTTCGGTGCGGCGCCTGCCCGCCTCTCTTGACCGGACAGCACCGCGCTTTCGATTTTGTTCCGCTGCGCCCGCCGCTGCAGGTGATCGTCCACGACCAGTTTCCCCAAATCCCCCGGCTTCGGCAGGGACGGAAACCGGTACGTCGCCTTGAGCCGTTGAACCGCTTCCCAAGCCAGATCAGACGGAAGCGACCGCAACACCGTGGCGTAATCCTCCATCGCCTTCGCCACCCGATCCCGGTCAACGTCCTGGAACGTGTTGATCCAATCCCGCAACGAACCGAGACACACCGCCAGCGCTTCCCCGTGACAGGGCTTAAGCGCTGCGACGTAGATCGAAAGATCCGCTTTGAGGTTCGCCTTCGTAACCCCTGCCGGCAGGGTCAGCGTTCCCGGCGTCCAGGAGTCCAGCCGCTCGAAGTATCGCTTCGTCGATTGGGTCAATGCCGCCATTGTCGGGGTTTGGAGGATTGCTGGCAGGGTCATCGTATCCGCCTTCCATGAGTTTCGTGAATTTGCTCTGCGTCAGGATGAAATCAAAATCGGGACGCCAGTTCGGATGCTTGCCCCTAGACGGTTTGGACAGGAACGAAGATGCCCGGATCTTCGACAACGCAACGTCCCACCCCTCCAAGCCCCCACAATCGGATAGCCTTGCTTTGAGGCGTGACCTTCTCGCATCGGTCAGCTTTTGAACCTTGGGTAATCCGATGTCGTCGGCTAAGGCGTTCCATGCCTCGACAGCTTCGTCGATAGGCGGCTTTAAGGAAGGCCCCCTGTACTCTTCTTCTAATGTATTTAATGTATTAACTTCTTTCTTATTCGTTCCGTCCGCGTTCCGTCCGCGTTCCGTCGTCGTTCCGTCTGGCGTTCCGTCTGGCGTTCCGTCCGCGTTTACAGGTATCTGGTAAGTGTCGTATTTCACTACCTTTATTCGTGTGTATCCGCGTTCCGATTGCGTTCTGACAAAACCCGCTTTTTCGAGATGCTTTAACGTGACGTGTGCTTTTGTCTTTGAGCACTCCCATGCTTTGGCGAGGAAAGAGAGGGCATAAGCGCACTCCCCACGGGACAAAGAAACGGCATCACGGCCCACCCGGATCGTGACGGGTTTCCATGCCGCGCGAAGGACCAGCCACATCGCTGCATACTCGTCATCCTTACCCCTGAACTGAGGGTTGCCGACGATGCCGCGCCACATGAGAACGTACCCGTCACTCACTTCTTTACTCCATCCCGCCACAACATCAGTTTGAATCCGAGAACTTGGGCGAAGTCGTTGAGGCACGCAGCGCTAGGAACATGATGACCACGAACAGCCTCATACCAAGAACCGGCGCTGTATCCTGCGCGCGAGGAAAGTTCTTCTTTGGTCAAGCCGAGCGCCTTCCGTTCCCTCTCCAGGTGCCTGATTAAGTTGCCTACGCCAGACATACATTAGTGCCTTATTTGGTTGTTTCGTCATTAGGAACGAAACGTGAACCGCTCCTGTGAATAGCAAGGACGGCGGGGGATCAGTCCGCTCTCCCCTGCCAGTTCACCGCCTGCTTGATCTTCCCGGCTCGAACCAGTTGCTTGTCCCTGCCCCATGAGTCGAAACCCTTCTCTGGCGGCAGGGATAAAACCCTGCTGATTACACCGCGATTTACCCCGGTCCGGTTCTGTATCTGCCGGTAGGTAAAGCCCTGCTTGCGAAGGGCCAGGATCAGCGCGACGGTCTCCTGCTTCATGCCGCAGCCCTCCCCACGAACTTCTCAATCTCTGCCTCCCACCGCTTCGGCGCGCGATAGGCGGATAGTTGGATGATGGTCAAAGCCCCGCGCTCCTGATCTTCAGCAGCAGGACGGCGGGCGTTTCCAGGTCGTCGCCGGGCTGCATGGTTTCAAGCTGCGCTTTGTAGTCTGCGAGGATGTCGGCCTTGTCTTGCTTGGAAAGCTTGATGGTCGTATTGCCCAGCCGCTTCAAATAATCCGCGAATTCTTTGCCGTGATAGTTCTCAGTCCACTCGGTGAATTCCATCGGGTTGGCCCCTAAATACTGGTGGCACCCCCGGCAATGGGAAACGAGATTTGGCGGGTAATAACGTGTTGCCCTTTTCGCACGTCCGCATATGTGGCTCGCATCGAGACCGCGCGCATCGCCCTGCACGTACTGCTTACGACAGCGCAGGCAAGTCCAGGCGTCCCTCATTCGAACTAGCGTCGAAAGCACCGTGTCTATCGGGTCTCTTTTGATAGCTGTCACTGCTCTCACCTCTGGAAAAAGCTGCCGGGGAACCGAAGCCCCCCGGCTAGTTCAGGGAGGGGCGCTTGATTTGCCGAGGCGGGCTCAAGCGGGGCCGGACTAAATTCTCCGTATGGCATTCACGGCCTTGTAAAATGCGAGCGCGGCAATCAGCCCGTTCAGGGAAGCGAGGACGTGGCCTCCGAACACAAAGGCGACAATCGCCATCGCTCCGCAGAAAAAAAACGTCACGATCCACGCAACGGTGCCGAGATCTCTATTTGTCATCGTCATCTCCCATCAGCCGCTTGAGATGTTCCTTGAGTGCATTGAGGCGCTTGAACAGGTCACGGGGCATGTAGCCCACGGTGATGAAGCCAAGCGTAAGTTCGGTAGCGAGGGGGCCACCCGAATGGTGGAAGCCTTCCCAGCCATGCCAGAAGAGGACGAGAGCGCGGCGGCGGTCTTTCATCATTCAATCTCGCTGTCTGCCGTGCGGTCGCGCCATGTCCGGCGAAAGCGGATCGGGCCGAAAAAATGCGCGCCGGCCTTAATGCCCGCCCAAGCGCCAGCGGTAGCCAGAAGAGGCACCACGAAGCAAACCGTCGCGTAGCCGAGCATTTCGAAAAAGGTTCGAGCAAACTCGATCATCCCTCACCTTCCAGCGTATCCAGCAGGGCCTTGAGTGCGGCCCGCTGCGTTTCTGTTTTGATGTCGCGGCCCGTCATCTGCATGACCGCTTCGAACACCTCGTCGTATTCAGACATCAGCGTTATGAGGTCGTCGCCCCGAGGCGCGAACTTCCCGCGCCACCAGTTGCCGACAACGTCCTTGTGTTTCCGCATACGCTGGCAAATGCGCTGGACAGGGGCCGTCTGCCCTTCGTGCGCTCTTTGCAAAGCGAGGCTCACCACATGGGCAAGCGGTAGTTGTGCCGTCGCTACTGGCATTTTGTGTGACTTCTTGCGTTGCTGTCCGGAAGACATCCGTTTCTCCATGCGCCATATTTGATGCATGGACGAGACGCGCTGGAACGGCGCATCACAGGAGACTTACAGACATGAAGACCAGACACCGCAGACCCGAGGAACCCGAGCGCTTTGCAGAGCGCAATGGGAAGCCCGTGACGGTCGGAGTGCTGGCAGAGACAATCATGAAAAGAGTTCGGAAGCGCAGGCCCGAATAGCCGCGCAAAATAAGGGGGCCGAGACGGGCGACGATAAGGGGTACAATCGTCGCCCGCTCTGCTATGCGCGTGGGGAGCTACGCGCGCCTCCCGGTGGTCAGCCGGGGGGTTCATTTAACTGTCCTATCCGATTGGTGAAGCATTACGCGGCCTCGCCACCCTCCGAGAAGAAATCGTTAGCCGTCACCGATCCATCGGTTGCCTCGATAATCTTCTGCATGGTTTCGCGACGAGGGATGCGAACGCCTTGGCGAAAGCGCCAGACGGATGACGGATCAACGTCGATCTTCGCAGCGAACTTTGCGCTGCTTATCCCCGCACTTGAAAGGTAGCTGTCCAAATCCATCGGTTTTCCAACCCTTGTGTTCCTGTAAGGTTTCCTATGTTTCCATATCGGCAACTTTTTGGCAACAAGAAATTTCCTAATGAGCACGTGCATCCTGTTGTGGGGGTGTGGCAGTTTCCGCCCATGAACGAGAGGGACAAGGAAATTGGAGCCAACGTTAGGCGGCTCCGGAAGGAATCCGGACTGACGCAAAGTCAGGTTGCCGAGGTGTTGGGCTATTCTTCCGACAACGGCCGCGCGACCATATCAAAGATAGAGTCGGGCCAGCAGGGGTTGAGCGGGGCACAGGCCGGGAGATTGGCGAAGCTATTTAAGTGCAATGTAAATGAAATTTTACCTAACGACAGTTCATCTCAGGTCACAGTTTCGCCATATTCATTCACTAAACCCGTAAAGATTGTTGGTGTTGTACAGGCGGGCCTATGGATGCCAGTAGAAGACACATTTGCAGACTCAGGTGAAACAGTCCGTGTTTCCGAGGATGCGTGTCCAGGCGACCGGGGATACTTCGCCCTCACCGTTCGTGGCACCAGTATGAATCTGAGGTTCCCGCCAGGTACGACCCTGCTTTGCTGCCCTCTTTCTCAATTCCCGGAACTCCGCGACGGTCTGTATGTAATCGTGCGGCGTT